TGAGTTTATTTATACTCGTAATAAATTACAGGACACTCTTACATTGCTCGATATGACCGCACGTCTTGAAGCAAAGGAGTGTTCGTAATATGGGTAGTTCAGGCGGTCTCAGCAAAAGCTATAAACAGTTCCTCGATGATCTTCGTGAGGGTGGTTCTATAAATATGTTCGGTGCTCCTGCTGTTCTTCAGCAGGAGTTTGGTTTAACTAAAGACCAAGCTATTGATCTTGTTAAGACTTGGATGAAGGAGTTTAAGAAAGATGACTAATTTGGTTTATGAAAACGCGCAAGATAAGATTGAAAAACTTAAATTTCATTCTATGGCAAATACGATTGCTATGTTAACCTTCTATGAGATTGACGAGTTAGTAGATGCTTTGGAAGATGTATCGCCTAGTCTACCCTATACCTTTCAAAGCGCACTGTTTGAAAATCTAAAGAAAAGAAAAAACAGGAGTGAAAAATGAGAAGGTCATTGATATCTCTTCATATCGACAAAGCTACCGTTCCCTTGCATCAGCCTCGGTATCGTATCTCTCATATTCTTATCGGGCTTACTGTAGCGTTGTTTTTAACAGCAGTTATTTACAGTATTTTGTTATATTAATCGCGGCTGTTGTGGACTATACTATATTTATAGTTAACGTGCAAGAAAGGTAGAAATTATGGCACACGAAATAGAAACTATGGCTTGGGCTGGCGACGTTCCGTGGCATGGCTTGGGTATCGAGGTTACTTCTGACTTAACACCTGTTCAGATGATGCAAGCCGCTGAGCTTGATTGGACAGTATCTAAGCGTCCTGCTTATACGCTTGACGAGCCAGAGTGGCACGAAAAAGTTGGGGTTATGACCGCCGACGGCCACCACTTCATCGTTCGCGATAGCGATAATAAGATTTTATCTCATTGCGGTGATGATTACGTTCCTATCCAAAACGAGCAGATCTTCGACTTCTTTAAGAAGTTTACCGACGCTGGTCATATGACTATGGAAACAGCTGGTTCGTTGCGTGGTGGTTCTAAGATCTGGGGTTTAGCTAAGATCGCTGCAGACTTTGAGCTTGCTGGTGGTGATGAGGTTAAAGGTTACTTACTCATTAACCAGCCACATGTTGCAGGCGAGGCTATGGTGATTAAGTTTACTCCGATCAGGGTCGTATGTAATAATACATTGACCGTCGCTTTAAACGATGGCGGTGCAGCGTTCCGTATGCCACATATTCGCGAGTTCGATATGGATGTTCGCGAGGCGGCAGAGCAAGCTCTTGGGTTATCTAAAGCTAGACAGCAGGAGTTTAAAGAACAGGCAGAGTTCCTCGCATCTAAGTCTTTTAAGACAGAGAGCGTCATGGACTATATCGCCGAGTTGTACCAGCCGCAGTTACTTATCGAAAAAGGTAAGGCTTCTGTCAAAGACGACTTCATCATGCAAGAAAAGTTTAATAAGACTTCCGAGCTTGTTTTACAGTCTATCGACCAGTCTCCAGGGTCTACCCTCAAAGCTGCTAAAGGTACATGGTGGGGTGCTCTAAACGGTGTGACCTATATCGAGGATCATAAGCGGCGTGAGACCAGTGGGGGTAACGCTCTTCATAGCGCATGGTTTGGGGCTGGTGCTAACCGAAAAGCTAAGGCTCTTTCAAAAGCTGTAGAGTACGCATCAGCTGCATAAAGATGTGGGGTCAGCTAGAAGGCTGACCCTCTACTCGCCCCAAGGTTCGCTGCTGACCTTGGGGCTATCTTTTTAGTGATTATTTTGTTTATTTTGGGACTACTATTGATTACTTTGTTATACTATAATATATGTACAGTTAATAAAGAAAGGTAGAAAGATGATTTACATTTATGCACAGCGCGAGGCGTGTCAAGACCGTTTAGTTGCTACACTTGATGA